CTCTGACTCTGTATGTGAGGGTTCGAATCCTTCACCCGCTGCCAAAGAAAAAGTCCCTGAAACCCTTGCAATATCAAGGATTTCAGGGACTTTTGTTTTTCTCTAACATATAATCACAAAAGCAAAAAAACAGCATATTTATGCGCATAATGTGGTGGAAATGGTGGTGGAATTTCCAGCCTATTTAAATATCGTTGAACTGAGTTTTAATGTATATAATCAAAGAGTTGCCTTTGAGGTTTTTCCGAGTTGGCAAAAAAGTCTAGGCCCCCTGCTTTTGGGGGCCTAGATTTATAGTGCTCGTATTTTGCGCATTACACCCTCGTACACGCGAGGATTGACGGTGTGCAACGTGTCCATCAGGTCATCCATGATGGCCCAGGCGTCGTGCTGGTCAACACCGGAGACAGCCCGCAGGAAATCACTGTCTCCATATTCCCCAACTACCGAGGAATCCTCGAGGGCTGCCGGAGCAGCGGAGTAGGATACCTCGTATGGTGCTGGATGCACCTCCCTGTCCATCCGATCCCGAATGGTATACAGGTTAGCAAGCTTAGCATAGGCCGGGTAACTGCTCTCCCCATATTCCAGTCGGGCAATCTCAATATCTATCTCCTTGCGGTCAAGCAAAGGGGTCACCCCCTATCAATCCCGTTCCAGTTCAGTCATAAACCGGCGGATGGCTTCGCGCTCTCTCTCGCTGGATGTGTTCTCCATCATTTCGCGGGCCAGCTCCATCATAGACTCTCTGGCGTTGTGGTGGCTATAACCGTCCATGCGGCCATCCCGGCTATACCGTCCCATAGAGTCCCGCTTGCGTCCACGGTAGCTGGAGCCGCGGCCATAAGTACCGCGCATATCGGCCTCCCAATCGCCGGCCCGGCTATAGCCGTCGTCATCCTCCAGTGCACAGATTTTGTCGATATTCTTAATGGTGTCAGTGAGCTTGTGGGCCAGCTCCAGATCGCCCGCACCCAGTTCACCCTTCCGGGCCAGCTCTTCCAGCTCCATCTCGAATTTTTCCTTCAGCTCGTATAGCGCTTTCATGCTATCCTCTCCTTTCAGGCTACGCGTTCAACAATGAGGTTCGCGTTGCTGACCTCAATCGTTTCTGTGCTGATGTTGCGTACTGCCACCGTCACGCAGCAGCCGCGCGGAACCTCAACAAATACCGCAGCGAATACATTAAAGAAATCGCCTACTGCGGCGGGGGTCACCGTAGCGGTGGCGCTGCCCAGGGCCTCCCCTTCAACGGAGATCGCCAGGGAAATCGGGCCAACTGCACCGCCGGTGGGAATCGCAATGTTTCCGCCAAACACGACCTTGTAGCGGGCGCGGCACTGGTTGGTCTGTCCACGGAGGGTGACAATCCCAGCGCCATCCCGGTGGACAATGCAGTTAGAGCCACTGACAGGCGTCTCAGTAAAGGCCACATTCTGCCCGGCGGCCACCTGTTGAACAAATACGCCAGTAAATTCAGCCATAAAATCAGTCCTTTCTAAAGTGGTCGAAATCGACCAGGTTAAAATAAGCGGCGAGGCTATTGCCCCGCCGCATGGTTCAAAATCGGCACGGGGCCGAACATCCAAGGAATCCTCGGAAGTTGATGTATTGGGTTTTAGCATCCACAGGTATTATAGCACCCGCAGCCGGCGTAGGGATTGGGGACCTGATAGGCCGGCACAGGCATGGGGTTGATGCGGCGGATCAACTCGGCGGTCTGGGCTTCCTGGTTCGCGGTAATAAAAGCATTCTGGGCCGCCTGAGAAGCCTGGAACTTCAGGCTCTGGTTCTCAGCAGTCAAAGTAGCGATCTTGTCCTGAGTCAGGAAATCCAAAATCGCCCGGCTGTTGGCGTTGGCGTTGTCGATGATGTCCCGAGTGGTATTCTGGATGGTGTTTTGCGTAGCGCAGGCGGTGGTGGCGAGGTCGTACCGCACACCCTGAATCGCCTCCCGGGTGTCGCAGCAGCAGGAGGCCAACTGAGCGCCAAGGGCATTGAAGCCCGCCTGGGTCTGATAGCCCAGGTTACACACAGCGGTATCCACACCGTGGAATCCGCTGGTCACGGCGTCCCGGATGGAGGCCTGGCCGTTCTGGAGGCCGTTCAGGGCAAAGCCCTCGTTGATATCAGCGCGGGTAGCGTACCCCTGGAAGCCGGGGCCGTTCACACCGTTCCCGCCGCCGAAGCCGCCATAGCCGCCCCAACCGCCGAACAGGCCGAAGATGAGGAAAAGTACGATAAAGGACATCCAATCCCCACCCCAGCCCATACCGGAGCCACCGTTCGAGGTGTTCGCCGGGACGACAGGCATCGTCACGGCTACGTTATCGGAAGAAAGACTCATGTAAATTCTCCTTTATTTTTATTTTCAAAACCCGGCCGGGATTTTGATCACTTGCCGAACATTCCCCGCATCCCGTCAAACATGCCCGACATCTGCTGGGCCTGCTGTTGGACGTGGTTTAATTGTTCCTGCGAGATTTTTCCGCTTGAGACCATTTCATTGATGATAGCATTGGGGTCTTTGCCCTTCATCTGCTGCATAAACTGTTGGAACTGCTGCATCATGTTGGGGCGGCCACCGCCACCCATGACTCCGAAAAAGGGATTCATTCTGCATCCTCCTTCGCGTTCTTCTTTGCAGTCGTTTTCGGAGCTGCCAGCGCGTCCACACGGGCCGCCAGGGCCTCCAGATCGGCCTTTGTGGCAAACTCTACACCCTGGGGGGATTGAGCCGTTCTGGCCCCGCTGGTGCGCTCTACGAGGTCATATACCTTGATGGACGGCTTGCCAGAGGCATCCGCCTGTTTGAGATAGATAGTGGGTGCGTTGCTGTCCCAAAGCGCCACGGCGCTGTTAGGGGCCACCAGATAGGCCATCGCCTCCGATTCCCCGCTCACCCATACCATGCTCTGGCCACCGGCCTGCACCTGCTGGGGCTGTGCCTGCGGCATCTGCTGGGGCATGGGCTGATACTGCGCTCCCCGGAGCTGCGCAAGCTGATCCGGCATGGGCGGCTGGTAAGGGTACGGCTGATAGCCGGGCACATATTGATATGGCATCGCTTATCCCTCCTTATGCCAATAGTAAAGCGGTATCTCCCCACCGCTGTCCCAGGTGTCGATCCAATCTCCGTTTTGCACGCACACCACATGGCCGGACAGGGCCAAGATATAGATCCCATGGGGGTGCTCTGCGGCAAAGTCGGCCACCGTGTAGCAGTCAGGACAGGAGTTGGATATCATGTCCCGGTCAAAGCCGCGGCTGCGCAGGTAGGCCCCCCACACGTGGTTGGCTGACGGCATATCACCCATCAGGTAGCCTTGCAGGGCCAGCCCGGCATAGGTCGTCTCCCAATCCTGCCCCAGGGCCGTGGAGATGGCCCGCACAGTACAATCTCCCACGTTGCGCCCGCCCGGGTTCTCGTTATGGTTTCTCCACATGGCTTGTCTCCAGCGCGATCACATAGTCCTCCAGTCCATCGTCATCTCCCTGTGCCATGTACCATATCGCTGTTTCGGCGGCACAATCGCGGGACATGCCAGCGGCTACCATCCTCTCGATTAGAGTCATATCCAACACGTCCTTGTCCATAAAATAAGGAGTCCGTGAGGAGGGCGGCGACGTGTACCAACCCTGTATCCTCACGTCCTCCTATTGATATTGTCGCATAAAAAAACTTCCGCCGGGGGACATTCCAGCGGAAGTTTGGGGGCGTTATGTACCTTTTTGGAGGAATCCCAGCTTGTTTGCCGTGAACTCCACCTTTTCAAAGATGAAGGGCAGGTGCCGGTGGAGCGTTTTCCGGTCTATCCCGCAGCAATCGGCCGTGTCAACCTGCGCTTTCCGTTCCAGCAGATAGAGCTCCGCAATCTGCGTGTCGTCTCTCCCCAGATTGGCCTCGTGGATGGAGCGCTTCATTTCTGAGGTAGTCAACTCCTCTAATCTTCCAGGAAATCGAATCAGCGCTTTTGACACGTCCTGCACCTCATTCTTCCGGCGGCTCTGTGGGCAGCTTCTTCATGGCCTCCACCAGCTTTGCCGCCATCCCATTCCCACCCAACTCCTTGTAGGCATTGTACATGTCCAGCACGTTCTCCATCCCATAAATCGGGATATAACGTTGTTCGGAGTAGTGGTTGTACTCGGCAATGATTTCGCGCCTTAGCAGGGCCTGTACCCCATTCATAAGGGCATCGCTCTTCTGGTTGTCAGATTTGATGCGCTTCCGCTCTCGGGCGGCGACGGCCTCGATAATCGCCACCAAGACCACAGCCGCGCCGGAAATCAGTGGGCCAACCCACTCCATGGGCATCAGCCCTCCTTAGTCATCTGCTTATAAACCTGATTGATACCAGTGGCCGCAAGGCCGCTCACAATGCCAACAGCGGCGGCTGTTAGGTAATCACTGGCCGGGAACTCAGGCATGATGAACATGCCGAGGATGCCAAGCACCGCGCCAAACGCACCGCAAATGATGGGAATCCACTTATTGTCCAGTCCGGTAGCTTTGACCACCTGCCCGACGAGGAAGCAGATCACAGTGATGACTGCTACTCCGGTAATACCCAAAGAAGAAATGTCCATGATATGTACCTCCATCAAATCAGATTCAGCCGATCCAACACGACGGCCAGCTCCTGCCGGGTCATATTGTCGCGGGGCCGGGTGCCGTCCAGTACGCCCTTGTCCTTGGCCTTCTGCCACGCCTCAGCGGCCCAAACGTCCGGGGTATCCTCCGCGTTGTCCGCTCCCGTTTCGCTCTGCCAGGCCACGCCCAGCCAGTCACAGATTCCCTTTGCGGTGGCCTCGGCCAGTTTGTCCCGGTACTTGGTATCTTTGAGATACTCCACGTCGGTCTTATTGGTATGGAAGCCGTACTCAATCAGGCAAGCGGGGGCGTCGGTCTTGGCGAGCACGGTCAATTCGATGTTGTGTTTGATAGGCTCACTTCTCAAAGCCACTCCGGCGGCGTGGAACGCGTTGACCAGCTTGGATGCCAGCACATTGCGCTGTGCCGTCATGGGCCCGGCGCTGGTGTAGATTTCAAGCCCAGATCCGCTCGACCATCCTTTCCCATGTCCAGCATTGGTGTGGATGCTCACAAAGCAGTCCGGCTTTGCTTTGTTGCTGATGTTGGCCCGCTCCGTCAGGCTGGGGTAGTTGTCCGCGGTCTTGGTGAGCACCACGCCCACCCCCTGGGCCTCCAGCAACGGCTTGATGCGTTGGGCCATATCCCAGGTAAACTCCCACTCCTTGTATGTACCATCCGGGGAGCCGTTGACGTTGCCCGGCCCGTGTCCGGGGTCAAGGCATACAGTGTGCTTGTTCATAGGCTTGTCCTCCTGTTCCGGCGGTGCTTGGCCCGCCTGCTTGAGATACACGCAAATCCAGTTGTGCACCTTGCGGCTGGCGGTGATGCGCTCGCCACCAAAGTCACACTGGCTGGAGCCGCCCCCATCCAGCATGACGGCGGAGGACCAGCCCAGCCCGGCCAACTCGTCCCGCAGAGTTTCCGGCGTGGCTGCGTCTCCGGTCTCATCGCCAGAGCAATAGAGGGCCAGACTGCCACCACGCAGGCCAATGGCGCTGCGCCCCCTCTTGCCTCCCTGGGCTGATCCGTAGGAGGGCTTATCCACCGGCTTACCGGAGGTAACGAGGGCGGTCACAGCGATAAAGTTGGCCGCTCCCCCGTACTCGGATGTCATGCGGATGTCCGGGCCCTTGTCCCAGGCGTAGCCCATCGGACGCCAGGGCGTGCCGGAGAGCATCGCCCCGCCCACCTTAAGCAGCGGGCAGGGGGTGCCGTCTGGGTTCCACATGCCGCCATTGAGCACGTAATGGGCCTTGGTCTCTGCCTTGACCTGAGAGAGCGTCTTGCGGCAGTTGGTGACTCTCAGCTCAATCCGTTCTACGGACGAGAGCGGGACGTATGTAATGAGCTTACTCATGGTCGCTGGGCTTCTCGCCGTTGATGGGGCCGGGGTCGGCGGCGTTCTCCATCAGCTCAATCATGCCCTGATAGTCCTTTGCATTCCACAGGGCGGCCAGGGCCTTGACGTTACTCCGGCGCTTTCTGATCCAGGCGTTAAATTCGTCGTTCTCCGCGGCCAGATCTGCGTCGGCGCCCAGTACTGCCCAGTCAGGCCGAAAGGCCGCGGGCAGATTTTCCGCGCCGGGATGCTCCGCCCTGCCGTGGCGGATGTTGTCCTGCACCATGCTGCCGCCTACACCCACATCCACATCGTTGGCGTTGGCGATCGCGTAGCAGGCGGGGGTGAGCTCGTTCCAGTTGATGTTTTTCATTGTTGTACTTCCTTTCATTTTTGTTTTGTGGTATACTTTTTTCAGCCGTGGCGGCTGGCAAACTCCTTTCCATCAACAACACGAAATCCATCCTAACGATTTCTGTAGATGGTTCCCCGCCACGGTTTTTTTATCGGGAGGTGCCTTATGAATATTGTTGTAATCTGCTCCAAGTGCGGAGCTGTGTGCCCATCCACATGGGTCAATGGTCAGCGCGAATGGCTGTGGGAGGGGCAGAAATGTGAGACGTGCGGCGCAGAGGCTTGGGCTGCACACGACCCCAACCGTGATTGGCGCACCGGGAAGCCGCTGGAAGCACCCTCCCGCTTTGCTCCAAAGGATTGACCTCTGCCGCCCAGACAGGGCGGCTTTCTATTTGGTCAGTTGAGCGGCCAGCTCCTGGTACTCCTCCGGGGTGAGCCGGTCGGCGGCGAGATAGACATCCATCTTGTCCTGGAGGCCGTCGGTGCGGCCCCGGTCAATGAGCAGCTTGCAGAGGTTGTATACGGTTGTCATGGCGTCTCCTTTCTCATGTGGCAGCGGTGGTGGTCAGCTCCAGCATACACAGCCGCGCCTCGTGCTCGGCCAGCATGTCCAGGGTGATGTCCTCTTCCGAGGGCGATTCAGGCTCCGGCTGTCTTGTGTCCGGGGTGGCCTGTCCTGTTTCGGGGTTGTAGCGCCACCCCTGCTCTACATCGTCCTGTACCTCTACACAGCGTCGTGCAAATGCCTCGCTATACCACTTCTCCGGTGGAAGTGCGTATTCCGGGATGATTTCGCGGACAGTGTTATCCTCATTTAAATAGACTGTTTTCATCAAGAAATACCTCTTGCGTAAATCGCCACATATCCATCGCCACCTTTACCGCCATTACCGCTGGGCTTATTCTCGCTGGAGCGGAAAGCCAATCCCGCTCCAGCACCTCCTCCGCCACCGCCGCGGGTTCCATCAGTACCATTTGTTGCATTGGTCTGGCCGGTAGCTCCCGCACCTCCAGCACCGCCCCCACCAGCGCCTCCGGCCCCTCCTAATGTAGGAGGGTCATTAAGGGCTTCATCCCCGCCGCCTCCGCCGCCGCCGCAGAAAAATTTAAACCCCAAAATATCAAGATTAGGACCGTCCTCACCTGGTTTCCCGGTATTGTAGCCCCCATCGCCTCCGCTACCGCCTGTCCAAGGAGGTTCGCCTCCACCCGTGCCACTACCGTCACCATTACCTCCGTTCCCGCCAGGCGCTATAATCCCAAAAGCGCTGCTGGTCCCTCCGTTTCCTCCACTCTTCTTAACCCCGTCTCCGACTGATGCATTCGCCCCGGCACCGCCTGTCCCGATAACAATATTTTTATTTTCGATGCTATCGCTGTCCAAAATGTGATAGTACGCCGCAGCTCCGCCTCCGCCGCCTCCACCACCTTTGTCGCCACGCGAACCGCCGCCGCCGCCAGCGCCAACCACAACCACAAAAATATCTGCATGTTTGCGGTCGAACGTATAGGTGTAGTTCCCCGGCGATGTGTACTCCTTTATCAGATAATATCCGATTGAGCCAAGTATCTTCCCGAACACCTGGTCAACTGTATGGTTCCCGGCTGAACCCCATATCTTGGTTTCTGTGGTGTCACTTACCAGGGTAAATTTGTTCAGGGGTGTCCCCTTCTGCGACCACCCTGCCTCATTGATCCCGTTCAGGTCAATAGGAAATGTCCCAGCGATCAGCGCCGTGATAAAATCCTCATAGGTAGGATACAGGGAAAGCGCTGCCGCCACCGTTTTCAAATACCGGCTGCTTCCGTTTCCAGCAATAATTCCATCTTGCATTGTTACACCTCACCACAAAATATTTCGCCGCTCACAAATGGCGACCGCTTCAAACGAGCGCGGATCTGGTCCGTCAGCACCAAAACCCGCTCAATGTGATTGGCCCCTTCATGGGTCAGGAACTCCATCGAGGCCGGGATTGCTGGGGCGTTGGCAAGGGGGAACGTGCCACCGATCGCCCCCACGTTGGACAGGTAGTCCGCCATCTGTGCCTGTAGCGGAATGTCATCTATAGCCCAGGCAATACCCTGGCCGGCATATCCGGTGACGTATCCCGCATCCGAAAGCCACCCGTTCAGATAAGCCATGGCCGTATTGACCCGGTTGAGATCAGAGGCGTTGTATGTCCCACGGTCGTTCAGGGCGTCCACATCGGCCTGTGTCCGGTCGGTAACCATGCGGATGATGTAATAGCTGGCCGTGGTAGTCAGCCCCGCCCCGTCCTTGGCAACGACCGTGACGTTGTTCTCCCCAACCTCAAGATTCAGGAGGAAGGAAAATCGTCCATCCGGCCCAACGGTCGGGTGTCCCGCCACCGCCCCGTTGTCCATCACGGTCATGGTCACCGGAGGAGCGGTGGCATCGTTGGTTTGCCCCGTGATGGTAACCGTATAGGGATCCACCACTACCTCCTCGAAGGACAGCAACGCGGACAGCGCTGGCGGTACGGTATCTACAATGTAGTTTGCCTCCATCGTAGCTGTGTTCCCATCGTTGTCGCTGATGCCCGCCTGGACGGTGTGCGGCCCCTCCGCCAGAGCAGCCCCTGGCGTATAGGTGATGGTATACGTCCCGCCTGCGCCCGCCGTGACGGACACCTGCTCCGCCGGAACTGCCTTCCCGTCCAGCTTCACCATGGCGCTGTCCGGGTCGATACCGGAGCCGCCGTCGTTGTCCTGGGCGGTCCACGTCACCGCAGGCGTGTTGGTGGTCACATAGCCCGCCTCCGGGGATACCAGGGTCAGGATGGGCTGGATGGTCTCCCGCACCACCAACCGAAGGCCCAGCAGATTGTCCCCGTCTGTAGTCACCACCACGCCGCTGTCGTTGGTAGCCTCTACCGTTACGTCGTAATACCCGTCCGGCTGACCGCCGGAGAATGTGTCCGGCGTGATAGTCGTCTGATAGGCTCTGGCGTCTTCGTTGTAGGTCAGCATGTACCACTGACCATTGAACTGCGCCCGCACCTGGGTAATCGCCACGCACTACACCTCCCCCGCCTGGAGTTCGCCGCTGTACCAGAGATCCTCCCGCTCTCCGCCCTGGGCGTCGATGACGACGACAGAAAGGACGGTGGGCAGCCCGACTGATACGGGGTTGGGTGCAAAACTGGCCGAAATAACCAGCGGCGTCCATGTTTCGGACATACTCACCCCTCCTTGTCCCAATAGATAACGGCACAGCCCTGTGCCCCTGCCACTCCGGGTTTCCCAGGCTCTGGCTCGGCATACACCTTAAACGTAGTAGCGCCGCCGCCCTCCCACGTGTAATGCTTATACACGCCATAGCCTGGAGCTCCACCCTTTCCTCCGGCTCCGCCATCTCCGCTGCCTGGCTTAGGTGACGCTACGCCGGTGCGGGCGTATGATTCGCCGCTGGCTACATCAGAGTAACCCTGTGGGTATGTATTACCGTTTGCGCTAGAGTAAGGGCCAAAAATGGTATTAAAACCATCAAAAGACACCTCAAATGACTGTTGTGGATTGATGTCGATGGTAGCTGTCCACACCTTTCCACCCACGCCGTCCGAACCATCTGCGCCGTATTCACCACGCTCACTATCTCCATATCCGTCTTCCGATTCCTGCCTGCCCATGGTGCCAGGCTCTCCATGGCCTCCGCCCTCCCCCTTGCCTACCAGGATAATCCGTAGCTGTGTGGCCCCGGCTGGTGCTGTCCACACGCCGCTGGAGGTGATCACCTCCATGCCATCATAAAGAAAGATTCCATCAGCCTGGAGCAGCACACTGGAGCAATTGCGGAGGACTCCATCCTGGATAGATAAGTCCTGCTGTATTCTGCGGCCCGTGGTTGCGGTGCTCTCATTCAACCAGACCGTATCCACATCCCCAATTTCAGAGGCCGGGTCTCCACGGCCTACAATCTCTAGTTTGTTCCCACCGTAGGTGGACAGGATTGCCCGCGCAGCAGTCAGCGCCTGGGATTGCGTCTTAATAAACGGATTTTGTATGGATTTTGTCTCGTTTGAGGCAGTGGAGTTTCCGGATACCACATACTGGGTGTCATTCCCATCGTTCAGCGTAAAAAACAAGGCGGCAATATCGGTGTTGGCTTTCATGGTCGGATAATCAACTAGGTTGTCCAGGGTGATTTTACTCCCCTGGTTCCACATGGGTTCGGCGGTCAGGTATCCGGTCTCTGCGTCCGCCCTGGGCCACGTGCCCGTCGCCATGCAGACATATCTCAAAATATCCCCGCATGTCATACCAACCAAATCGTCAGCCGCGCGGACGCTTGCCTCCGCGCTTGCGTAGTTTGGGTCTACCGCGTACATGCCCGCGAAATTTTCTCCCATCTGGGCCACCAGGGCGGCAATCCAGCCAGACAGGGTGGTAGGCAGGATGGACGGCGGGATAAACTCACGATCAGCCAAAAGGCCAACAATATCGACCAGATCCCACTGCATGGTCAGGCCGTTGTCGCCGGTTTTCCAGCCGCCGGAGTACTGATAAAACACGCCGGCTGGCTTGTACTCTACCGTGTCGTCCGAAAGCCGTACTCCTATAGAGACCGGGATGCCCTGGCGCTCTTCGATGGATTGGAATACGCCATTTTTGCTTCGAGGCTCAAAGCGGCGGCTCAAGTTGTCCATTTTAATGGTACATGTGCCATACGGTAGTGTCATACAGGATACGTCCCCCTGGTGCTTAAGAGAAAACACGGCAATCTCATTTCCTGTCCACTTCTCATACAGGCCCGGAATAATTTCAGGTATCCGTATACGGCGGTTTTCTTTCGACCATTTGGTCACCGTCACCCGAATAGCGTCCGGGTTGTTAACGGTGAATCCGTCCAATGCAATGCTGGACGCAGTATTGCCGGCCACTGTCTTGGTGTAGTAGGCCGTTCTGCCCTGCATGACCTCCACAGTAAAGTCGGCGGGCACTCCGTCCCAATCCGCTGATGGGAAGTAGATGGAGCACGCCTGAAGGATGGAGACATTGGAAAAATGCTCCTCTACCCACACCGCTGGGGAAAACACCCCATCCGCGCCGGACAGGGTATCCCCCAGGAAGCCGATATGATCGGCCCCATGGAGTGGAAACAGCTTGAACTGCCCGTTGAGTGCCCAGCGGTTAGCCTCAAGCGTAGCGTATGGAACAATCTCCATCTCCTTGTCGTGAATTTGCTCCGACTTGCATACGTTAGCCATGCCGGAGCTGGATACTGTGCCATAGGTAATATCCGGGTCAATAATATCTATGACTGCTTGTAAATAGATCCGTCTGGTGTCGCCCACAATCGCTGCCTGATACGCTGTGGTCGAACTAATCACTGGGTTTCACCTCCCTTAGTTCTACCGAGAAATCACCCCACATTGGGACGGGAACAAGGGTTTCTATGGGCTCTCCATCTTCGTCAACAATTTCACCCATAACTTGACGGCTCCACATAAATTTTGGATAGGTCAGCTCTGTTACCATGAATTTTGATGTGATCATCTGTTCAGAGTGCGGGGGAAGGAACAAACATGTAATGGCCTGTCCTCTCCCTTTTTCGCATGCGGAAAGCACGGAGTTCCTCATTTGATCCGTGAAATATCCATATTGGTAGCGCAAAACCCATACATTCCCGCGCAGTTCTCTTACAATCCTGCCGGTGACCATCTCCACATCTACGGAAAGCGGTTTTAACTCTGCGATATAGCCGCCCTTTTGGCTTTCCGGCAAGGTAACTGGTGTGCCTGTGGTATCCAATACAAGTTGATTCACGTGTTTTCACCGCCTTACGTTGGGTGGAGAATTGGCGTACCGTTTGCCTTTGCGTAGTTAGACAGGGGGCCAAGCAGATAGGAGGCGAATTTGGTGCCGTCAGGCATCATTAGATTAACTGTAATACTCCCTCCAGACATCCCTGCTCCCTGCACAGATGCTGAAACTCCGTTGACCATACCAGCGGACGCCACACCCAACCCGGACGACGCAAAGTCCACGCTTGCGGTGCCGAAGTCCATACCACCCTCGATATCCCGGCGGATACGGTCATATTCATTGTCCCAGCCCTGTCCAAGACCAAGAGCCATGTTTTTGCCCATGTCGGCAAACACCGTAGAGGGAGAGTGGATTCCAAGGAAGTCCTTCACACCGTCCACAATGCCGGAAAAGAACCCTGTAACCTTGTCGTAAATCCATCCAGCCATTTCCTGGATGCCCTTCCAGATCCCCTCCACAATGCTCTTGCCCACGTCAACAATGCCGCCAATCAGCGCCCCGATGCCCTCCACAATGGCGCTGATGATCTGGGGAAGAGCGGCCACCAGCGCGGGAATATTGGAAAGGATGCCTTCAATAAATTTCTGGAGCAGCGAAACGCCGGACTGGATGATTTTGGGTAGCGCCCTGGCAATGCCCGTCGTTATTGCGCTGATGATTTGCGGGATGGATGCGACAAGATCCGGAATTGCGCCGATGATGCCGGAAACTAGGTTTAAAAGGATGTTGATTCCCGATTCAATAATCGTCGGGAGGTTGTCCGTGATGAACTGGACAAAGGCGGTGATGATTTCCGGTAGGGCCGCAGTCATTTCCGGTATGGCCCCGAGGATGCCGTTCACGAGATTGTTCAGCAGTTCCGCACCCTTGTCAAGAACCGTTGGGAGCTGCTCTGTGATGTAATTCAGAAATTGTGTGATGATTTCTGGAATGCGGGACACCATATCGGGCAGCCCCGTCTCAATACCGGTGGTCAACTGATCAAGAAGCTGCACTCCCACATTTAGGATTTGTGGAAGCGCCTCTGATATGCTTGTGATCATCGTATCAATAATCCCCGGAACTGCTGCCACCAGTTGCGGAAGAGCACTGACGAGCCCTGTCACAAGTCCAACAAGTAGTTGCGCCCCGCCGTTCACGATGGACGGGAGGACGGAAGCAATGAGCGTTGGTACCTCTGCCGCAAGAATGGGAGCCAATTGCTCAATAGCTGTCCCCATACCAGACAAAATCTGTGTGATACGAGGGACAACATTCCCCGCCACTGTCTCAGCGCTTGTCACAAAATTCCCGATCAGTGTATCAAGATCGGCGTTTTCGTCCGCAATGCCTGTTATAAGGTTTGTCCACGCCGATTTTGCCGAGGCAACACTGCCCTCAATGGTGCTGGCCGCCTCCGCCGCTGTGGTGCCCGTAACCCCCATGTTGGTCTGCACAACATGGATGGCCTCAATGATTTTGTCAAATGACACTTCATTGATATTGTTGGCCGTGGCGACAAACGCATCGCCCAAAACCCCAGAATCGTTAATAAGCCGGGCCATCTCTTCCTGAGTGCCACCATAGCCTAACTTTAGGTTATCCAACATGGTATAGTTCTGCTTGGCAAACCCTTGATAGGCGTTCTGGATCATCTGCATGCTTGTGCCCATCTTGTTAGCGTTGTCGGACATGTCAGTGATGGCCTGGTTCGCCACCTCCGCCGCCTTTGCGGTATCACCACCTAAACCTTGCAGGAGTGAGGCGGAAAAGCTAGTCACGGTGTCCATGTACTCATTTGCCGACATGCCTGCCGTTTTGTAGGCGTTATCGGCGTACTGCTGAACAATATCAGCCGACTGCTTAAACAGCGTCTCAACGCCACCCACAAGCTGCTCATATTCAGCGTATTGTTCAAGCGAACTTTTTGTAAGAAATGCAACACCAGATGCAGCAGCAGTCAAAGCGGCCGCTCCAACCTTTGCCGCTGTTGCAAGGCCATTTTTCAGCTTATCCGCAAAGGACGACGTTTTACCGCTTGCATCTTCAAGACCCTTTTCATAGTCCCCGGTGTCCAGGCTGATTTTTGCGAATAAATCAAATAGGTTAATGAGTGCCGCCTCCTTTCACGGCACCACTTAGCCCTTCCCTGTCAACTCTTAGACAGAGGCGATTTTTTGTTTCATGTGTGCAATTACTTCTTCCGGTGTTCTGGTTTCCTCCGGTTTCGGGTTCTCAACATCCAGGTATCTGACCTTCATATAAGAACCGCCAGCGTATTTCGCCGTGTTTTCCCCGATGATTTTCAAGGCGTCTGTTACATAAACCCGGTACGCTTGTTCTTTTTCCGCCTGATTGATGAGGGCAGGGAGTGCCGCCAGGATGGTCCGCACCCCCATGCCCCGCACGGCTAGCAGGCAGAGGATTACTCGCTCTTTTCCTCCCGCCCAAACGATTTGAAAAAATCCAGCAACTCCTTGTCTCGGAACAGCTCACCAACCTGCTTGATGGTCTCCATGACCTTCTGTTTTCCAATCTGCTCCGCTGTAGTTTCGTTCAGCGCCGCCAATACACCGAACACGTCCGCCCGGTGGTCTTTCAGCAGAATTGGGACAAGCTGAGCGTATTTATGGGCCGAGAAGGTGTAAAGCTCCGCAACGCTTTTCCCCTTGCTGTCAAACTTGATTGCAAGCTCATCCAGGAGGGCCTTGTCTCCGGTGATATTGGCAATATAGGGCGTAACCTCGCACAGCACGTCCGCTGCCCGCTCGGTGCTCAGTTCAGACAGTTTCATCAGGTACTTTCCTCCCCGGCAGGCGCGGCGCTGTAAAACTCCATGGGCATAGTGTCCTGCGCGTCAATGGACACATGGCCGGTCAGCTCCACAGAGACCTGCCCCTTGCCGTTCTTCGTGGTCTGGAGCGTAAAGCCGCCGGTAGACAGTGCATTTTTCAGGCACACGGCAACCATGCCGCCGTCCGCTCGGTCTCCTACCCACCAGAGGTCGGAAAAGTCCGTCTGCTTCAGGTCACGCCGGGGCACGATCTTATTTCCAGTCACGTCAGCCGCGCCCAGGGCCAGCTTGATACTAGCCGTGGATGTACCCAGGGAGGTGAACGACACTTTGCACTCCCAACCGTCCAGATGCTTCAATTCTTTGGTGTTGACCGGGCAATTGTCCACATCCTCCCCCAAGTCGGAGTAAGTAGGAACACAGGAAATATTGATGCCGCCGGTGGTCGGGCATACAATATCTTCATCTGCCGGAGCCGTCGGTGTCGCTGGGGTGAACTTCTTCAAAATCACGCCCGCGTCAAGCTGCATTTCCTCGAATGTGCTTTGCGGGATTACAGTAAATTTGCCCATGTGGGCCTCCTTTCTAGCTGAATGTCAGATATTCAGCAGTAATATTTATGTATCTTCGTTTAATTGCGGGATCTTCCTCATATGTGAGGCTCTGGCACCATGGAGAGCCCCGTTTCAGCCAAATATATCCTTCGTCACAGGGGATGTACACGCCGCCGTAACCAATGCGCTTGGACAATTCCTGCGCCTTTTCGTCTGGGATTGCCTCGCTCTCTGTGCGAAACCACAGATTAACTGTCAATCCGATTTCCCCAGCGTCAAAGGCCCCATCTGTGTATTCGTAGGTGCCATAGGGCATGACCACATCTTTCGGCACAGAGGATGCCCGATAGAAGGGCATGAACTCATTGAACCAAGCAAACAGGGCTTTGTTTTTTGTCATACTGCCCCCGCCTCCTGCCATGCCTTATAGATTTTCGGACCCTGTACTGCTATCCAATCCACCATTTCCTCATTAGTGGCCCACGGCCCATCAACAGAAAATGTGTTGCTTCCAAGCCCACTTTCATCAAAGAACGCATGGACTATTTCATGGCGGAGCGTTTTTTTCTCAGAGGCGGAAATGGTTTCTTTTGTCTCATGCTCCCATCCTTTGTACGTGGACATATCGCAAACCACAATTTTCTTTGTTAGCCAATCACAATACCCATCAATGCTGCGCTGCTCAAATGCTTCATCTTCGGCGTACTTCTTGATTTCGATGGTGTATTCTGTTCCGAGAACATTCACTATCATGTGGTTAGCGTCCACCTCTCCGCAGTGAAGTATTTTAGCGGCAACGTGGAGGAACGAGGGGCCTGCTTATCCTCTGGGTTGGAGGTCACGCGGTACGTCTCCCCGGTGGTCTTGTCCTTGAATACGTCGTTGTACTCAATAGGCACGGCCTTGTCCACCAGCGCGGAGTAGAGGCTTGTCATGCCCTCCTTTTCCGCTCTCCGGGCCTCCATAGAGGTGTCCAGCGCCTGATAGTTGATAAACTCCGCGCCCTCTGTCCACTCCACGATGTACCCGCCTGCACCGTCTGGCACGCGCTTTTTTTCCATCAGCACGCATGGATGGGCAAAATCGTCTAACAAGCTCATATAATCCCTCCAATCCTCCGCCATGCGTTCAGTCGGCTTTTAAATACATCCTGCCAGCCAACGACTACACCGCTGGCGTTGGTGGCCTTGCTGTAGGAATAGCCACCAAACGATTCCGACGTGTACGGCCCTGGGGTTCCATTCTTTTCGTTCCAGGCCGCTATTTCCTCGCTTAGAGTAATAACAGCCTTTGGGACCGCCAGCGCCCATACAGCGCCAGTGAACGTCTCTCCGGTCATGTCTGTGGCCGGGTATTGGTGAAGCCCGTCATTGAAGACAGACCCCACCACCCTGAAATACTGTCCTGTTTGCAGAAAGGGCAGCGTGAGCCACCCGTCCTGCACCGTGAACTCTCCGGTGTGGATGCCGTCAGGCACCAGAAACCAGTTGTTCAGGCTCTGCAAAACTTCTTCCAGCATCACGCCGCCCTCCTATTCAATCAGCTGCCAACAGTAACGGTTTTGCTACCCTTGTTCTGCGCCTTATAGTTGGCGTCAGCCTCTACAACGGTGATAGTCTGCCCGCTGGAACAGGGGATCTGGGTGGTGGCCTTCCCGTCCCAAGTAGCCCAATACTTTACGTTCTGTCCATAGGTCACAGAAGCCTCACCCGTCTGGCACTTGTACTTATACACATTCCCAGCAGCTTCCTTGGCGGGGGTCACGCTGGAAATGGTGGTATGGCTGGAATCACTTCCGGCCGCGGTGGTCACGGTCAGCGTCCCCAGCGTGGGGGTGGTGTCGATGTCCGCCACGGCGATAGCGTCGATGTACTCGGCAAACAGCACCATGCCCATAATGGCGAAGCACTCGGACACGGCGGTGTTATAGTTGCCCTGGGTGTGGAAGCCGATCAGGTTGGTGTCACCGTCGGTGGTGTAACTCAGGCCCGCGCGGGCAAAGTCGCTGTCGCCGGGGTCCACATAGTACAGCACGATGTTCTCAATGGGGGTAGCAATCACCCGGCCCCGCTGGATCTCCTCATCGGACAGCAGGAACACGGTGCCATAGCCCATAAAGTTCTTGATGTACTGGAACCCGAACTCGTTCTGAACAGTGATATCCTTGTCTCCCAGGTAGTCGTACAGGTCCATCACGTTGACGAAGCCCACAATGTCAGTCGCCGTGCGGTGCATGGCCTTGAACTTGTTGATAACGCTGCCCTTTGCCATGGCAAGCACCCGCTGCCAGGTGGTCTCAGAGATGGACAGGGTGCCGGTGTTCAGGTAGTCATAGAACCGCCCGGTGATGTTGCTCTGCAGCTCGAACAAAAACGCATCGTCGGTCATGCCTACAGCGGCGTCATAGCCGTGGTCCTTGATGGCCTCGATGGAGACGGCCTTGGCGTACTTCTCCACAGTCATCTCCGCATAGGGGGTCTCGGTGATTTTTGCCTTGCTGTAGGGGATGTCCTCGCCCTCACCCACGGTGCCGCTCTGGAGGGTCACGGTGGCCTCCTTGCTTTTCAGCACTGCGCCGGGGGCCTTGCGGATGGGCCGCATAATGCCCAGAATGTCCCGCAGATGCTCCCAATTACGCGCGAATCGCGTTACAAAGTCGATTTCGCGGACGGTAACATCCAGGTCGGCGGTTTTGGTCAGGTTGTTTTTAGCCATTAGTCGTCGACTCCTTTCTGAAATAGATTGATGTTTTCCTTGATTGCGGCTTGCCGGGCCGTGGCGTCCTTGATTTTGAAGATCTCGTCACGGGTCATGGCGTTGCCGCCTCTGTTTGCGGGGGGATTGGCGGTGTCCGCGCCCTTGGTGGATGTGGTGGTGATAAAGTCTGCCCACTCGCTCTTGATACCCTCCACCAGCTTGTCAGAACCCTTGACAGCGCCCTTGTCGTCCAGCTCCACGCCGTCCACATCGGACACTCGGAGCACGGTGTCAAGCCGCTTTTCGCTCACCCCAGCCTGCTTGAGGAGCTCCCGATACGCCTTTTCCTTGGCGGCGCGGGTCTCCTTCTTGGTCTGTTCGCTCTTGTAGCCCTCAAATTCCTCTTTGACGGCCTCGTATTTGACCTTCCAACTGTCCTTCTTTCCAGCCTCAAGGTCATTCTGCGCTTTTTCGAGCTGCCGCTGTACCTCGGGCAGTGTTTCCGCATCGGCCTTATACTTTGCCACATCGGCTTTCAGGCCGTCCACGGTTTCGGTGTGCATGGTGATAATTTCGTCGATCTTCTCGTCCTCAATGCCCATGGCTTTGAGGGCGCGTCTAGTTAGTGCCATAATCAGTCTTCCTTTCCTTTGGCCCCAGTGCTTCGGGGGGCGACTGTGATATAAAAACCGCTGTCCTTTGCGGTGTTTACCAAAAGAAAAAGCGCGGGCAACCAACTACGATTTGTAGTCAGTCACCCACGCTCGGGTCTTCCGCCTCAACGCTTAGAGGCGGGAGCAATATTTATTTTTCTATATATTCTTTCAGCGCTGTTAAAATAAACTCCGTGACGCTCACGCCCGCCGTTTCCGCGGCACGCCGGATTTTTGCGCCGGTCTCCTTGTCTGGCCTTATTGTGATGCTGTCCCTTTTCCGATTGAATTTTACGCTGGCCTTCGTCTGTGCCTCACTTCCCATAGGTGTACCTCCTTTATGGGAAGTATACCACAAAGAAGTATATAAGTCAACTTATATATAATACACAAATAAGTCTACTTATATTTGTGTATCATGCGGATTGAAGTATAAGTCTACTTATGGTATCATATACTCGTAAGGCAGAGATACAAAGTCTCTTACAGAAAGGAGCGAGGTGAATGAACGAAGTGAACGTGACCGAAGCGTTGCTGAAAGCAATACTCGAACTCATTGAGAAGTGCGAAACGCTGGAAGAACTCAGGGAAAGCGTCAAGCGCATCATGAATGAGTAAAAAGTGGGGCGGCTGAGTTAACCCAAAGCCCACCGCCCCACACCACCAAAGGTGAGCCGGGAGCCTTACCCCGGCCACCTTGATTATAGCAGTGTAAGGCAGATAAATCAAGGCCGCAGGCCGGTAGGGAAAGAAAATGAAAATCGGGAACGAGTATTGCGACAACAAAGAAATATTTTACATCGAGGATAGAGACGGCTATTACTGGATTAACGGAAGTGAAGGATACCCCAAAAAGGATTGGCTATTATCCGATGCTGTGCAGCATTACAAATCAGAGGACGCAAAGGCCGAAAGATTTATAAGCGACTGGAACGCATGGTGCGGATAAATAAAAGCCCCGGCCACCGCTTGCAACAGTGGTCTGCCCGCCCCCTAACCGGGGCGGGTTTCTTTCACCTCTTCCCGCTTGATATGTATAATTTTAACACCATCTTTCACGGGAATCAACTCTATTCTGTCCCCTTTTGCGAGAACGGCCTCAATGGCTTTGATTTGCCTTTCATCCATTTTTTATCTCATCCTCTATGATGTTCCTGTAAGTTTGCGCATGGTCGGCCACCGCTGGTTTGAGAAAAGGCTGCGCTGGATTTCCCGCCGTCCAGTGCCAGTTGCCTTCGTCGTCCTGGTAGGTCCATGGCGTGGGCCGTCCTCCTTCTGTATATCTGCCTGTGCCCAGTTCCACATAGGGCGCATACTCCACATTGGTTCCGATGTAAACGGTGCTTTCACCATCGTCCACTTGATGGGTGATGCTGTTACGGAGGTTGCCAGTGTCAACAGGAGTCAGGTCTTTGGCATACCCTTCCGCCTGTTCTCCGCACCGCTCCAGTGCCTGTACAACGGCGTCATGCATGGCATCCAGCACATCGGCGCTGTAATCGTCAAATACCACGCCGCCCAAATCAGCCACGGCTTTTCACCCACCTCTCCCATTGCTCATAGGTCATTGCCTCCACTACCACATTCCGCCCGGTTTTCGGGTCACGCACACGCATTTTTCGCAGTTCAGCCTCAATGTCCGGCTTTTCTACCGTCCGCATGGTGCAACGGCAGTTATAGACGTTTGCAGGCTTGGCTCTTGGGTCTCCGGGATAGCGTATCTTCCCTAGTTCAGAGGTAAACGGTTCGTCCCATTCCACAGTCTGGCCGTCCAATTTTTGATGGGCATGCCGCGTGCGCCCGTCTTTGGTGGCTACCCACCGTTTTCTAACCTTAATGCCCATATCAGAGGCAGCCTTGTAACTGTCCATCCTCCCACCGTTCTGCGCCCCAGTAACCGCCGTCCTGGCCGCTCTCACGGCGCTGGCCCGGTTCATCTCCGTCACCCTGGCCTGCAAGTCCTTCGCTATCTTCCCCACGCTCTTGCCCTGCAAAAGCCCGCTGGTTACGCTCTTGGTGATTTGCTTCTTACCCCACTTCAGGTCAATGACCCGCTTGAGGGCCTTTTTCTTTGGGTAGTAAGGCATCAGGTCAGGTTCTTCCACAATGAGCCGCCGCACGGTGGATTCATCCCACAGGGTAAATCCCACATTCCCAGCCACTCTCTCAATGGTGTAAGCGGCATAGTTGCGGTTAAGGGAATAGATTCCAGGTGTAGCGTCGTTGACATAGGCGATTGCCACCTCGTTGGCCTTGGTCATTCGCTGCGCTATCTTCTCCCGCAGGTCTTGATACCGTTCTCCCCGCCCGATCTGGTTGAGCCGCCATTGCTTATAGTCCTGCTCTGTCCAAACCTTGCCGTTGACCTCTGTGCCGATCAGGGCTCTCATCTTCTCGTCCCGCTCCCGGAACCGCTCAAAGTAGGCTTTTACAGTCTCGTCCAAATCATTCCGGGCTTCTCGATATGCTCTGGCAATGCGCTTCTCCAGTGCGGACAGTTTTTTATCAGTCAGTTGGTGGGCTTCGTCAGGCTTCTGCATCCTCCGTCACCTCGCCCTCTGTTCCCTCCTGCGGTGGGAAGTCCGGCTCCTCCTCCACCCGCTCTGCTTCTTCCGCCGCTTTGCGCTCCATGAGGGTGTCGTACTGGTCGGCGTCGCCCAAGATGGTCAATAGCTTTTTGGTGATGTACTCATCGTCGTAGTAATCCGCACCCATGAGGATGGTCTGGGTTTCCTCTGACTTGTTAATAATGCGGCTCCGGGTATAGCTTGGCTCGTCGTCAATACCCGCCAAATCCAGCAACCCCAAAATAAATTCGGTGACGCTGGCCTCAAAGTCATCCACCTTTAGGTCAAGCGGTGTATAGCTTGCCGCAATGGCCGTGGCCGTCTGGTTCCCCGCCGACACCGCCGAACTGTCAAAAGCCTGGAAATCCTCGTACAGCTTGCGCTTTAGCATATTGATGGTGGCGTCCGTGCCCTGGAAGGGTGCCTCGATGGTGTGCGGCTCCGCTGTGGCCCCCTCGTCCTCCACACTCCCCGCGTGGACGATGTGCGTGGTGCGAACTTTGTCAAGGAATTTCTGGTCATCCAGATCATCCATGCCCCCGGCGTTTTGCAGCACCCAGTAAATCAGGTTACCCTCATCCACGTTGTTGACCATGTTGGAGGTGCAAAGGTCCAGGGCATCCAGTGTGTTCCGCTTACCCACCAGCTCGGAGAGCGCGTCCTCACCGTTACGGAGTGGCACTATGGGAAAGGACGGGTAATTCTGCCCTGCGTAAATCTCCGTTCCATCTGCCGGGGATGTCCGCAGCTGCTGGATGTAGGTCCGCTTCTCTTCCAGCACGGTCATGTCCTCATCCTTGCGCTGGATGTAGTCTGTGTAGCCGTCTACCTCGTAGAGCGTGGCCCGCAGGGGTTTATCCTCCGCCACCTGCCAGAACCGAACGCCGGCCATCAGCGCCCCGTTTTCCTCATCGTAGAGGGGCGCGAACTCAGCCAGCTTGAACACATCCACATGGTCCAGGTTGAACAGTCCGAATGAAACACCAGCAATCAGCGCATACTTGGCGGCTTTGACCATCATCAGGTCGAACTTCTTGCCCAGCCGCTTCTTTGTCGCTTCCTCCTGGAACGTAACGCCATTGCCCAGAAGGTAGGACACCTCCTGCCGCACATCGAAGCCGAAAAAGGAGGAGGCAATCTTGTGGTTGGCGGTGTACATATCCCGGTGTGCTCGGCCCTGCAAGTCATAAATGATTTTTTCATATCGGTTTATGGTGGGGTTTTCCCCCTTGAAATACAGCTCCGCGTCCACGGCAAACTGATACGCCGGAGAACTCTTATGCTCATTGATTGCCTGCCGGATGAAGTCTATCCGCTGCTTTTCATCCTCACCCACGTCCAGCAGATCCTGATAAGTTTTCACTCTCTTACCTCCCCCCACATGGGAATATATCGTTCCTGACCGGCCCGGCGTGCCTTACCACGGAGAATGGTCATCACAAAGTAACGGATATCGTCCATTGCGTGGTCGTTTTCTTTGATGGGCCTATCCTCCGGGCTTTTCTCGTCCCAGCGGTACAGTCCGAACTCCCGGATACTGTCCTTGCAGGAGCGGTGAACTTTGATTGTCCCGTTCTCAATGTAGCGGCTGGTGGTGACGATTCCGGGAACCACATCATTGACCGCCTTATGCACCCGGAACCGCCGGTGCCGCCTGATGACCTCGATAAACGAAGCTGCCGACGGGTCAACTACTACGGATCGCACCAGCAAATCCCCAGCCAGCTTCTCCAATTCCGTGTAGTATTCCTCATCTGTCTTGCTGGCTTGCTCCTTCCGCCCGGAATAGTAATACTCCCGGATTCTGACGGCTTTCTTCCCGTCCCAGCACCACAGCCCAGCCGAAAAGGGGTTCAACGTGCCGTAGTCGCAGGAGATGTAATACTCGCCGCTCTCCGGAACCTCATCCACGATGTTGCTCTCCCCGAACATGGGGTAAATCAGGCCCTCGGCCAACGCCCACTGTCCCAAAATATAACGGTCATAGAAAACAGTGCCGCCATACTCCCGCTTTAGGTTTTCCACAAAAGCCTCTGGGAGAAATGGATTGTCATCGATGGTGTATGTCTGGCTGAAAATGTCCGCCTTGCTGTCCAGGAATACTTTCAGCCAGTGATTCGGACCCTGTGGATTGTACGTTCCGTCAAAGCACGAATACGCTTTATCCAGGCGGCTTTTCAGCAGTTCAAAGACTTCCTGACTCCAGTCTGCCACCTCGTCGCCGTAGCAGTATTTGATGGACGCACCGCGAATTTTAGAGACCTGGGAAACCTTCTCAGCTCCCAGGCAGTAGCACTTTTCCCCAAATATCCACGCCGTATTGTCGCTGGAGATCGTTCCAACAAGAGTGTCACCATAGATCGTTCGCATAGGCTCAAGCACATTCCGCTCAATGGTGGACTTGGTAACTCCAAGAATGACCGTCAGCCCGTCCTTCCCGACGCGCTCCCGGATGCGGATTGGGATAATCCACCGAAAATCAAGGTATGTTTTCCCCGAACGAGTGGCCCCTCCCTTAAAGTTCCATCGGTGATGCCCCTTTCGGACAAATTCAGTTTGTTTCAGACTCAACAGCATCCCTGAACTCCTTCAACAGCCCGTCCAGCTTATTCAAACTGTCGTTTCCGCTGGCTGTGTTCTTTGTGGCCTTGTCAACGATAATCCCAAAAGAAGTGGCGATTTGAGACAAACCTGCATCACTGATCTTTTTCGGGTCTGTCAGCGCCATCAGGTGGAGATCGATGGCCTCCTGCATCTTCTCCTTGCGGGTCTCCATGAAGGCCAGCATATCAAGCGTGTTTTGTCTCTTTTTTTGTTGCGCCTTTTGGGCGAATCCTTCGCAACCTAACACAACACGCTTAACGGTATCTTTGGAAACCCCATTGATTTTCGCCGTGGCGTTATAGCTCTCGGTCTCCAGATAATCAGCCACAATTTTCTTTTTTCGCCTGTCCGTCAGCCGTGCAGCCATGTCACCACCTCTCGCCTAAGTAGAGTCTACAAATGCCCCCCACCGCCACCGACAGAGCGCGCTCTCTCTTTTTCTTTCTTTTCTGGGGGATTATAGGGGGTAATAGATAGGGGGTTATAGGGGGGAAGGAAGAGGGGGAAAAAGGGGGCGGTTTTCTTTCTTTTTCTCTCTCCCGGGTTGCTAGCATTTGCTAGACTTTGCTACATCGCCGCCTACTGTCGAGCTCTGGCTCGGATACGGCCAGCCGTCACAGCCTGTTAAGCGATACACCCGTGTGGGTTGTTAACCTAGAAACATGTTGATAAAAAACTGCTGTCCTTTCCCCGTCACCTTCGGAGTCTTGTTTACTGTAACGTGCCCATCTGCATGTGTAATGCTGGTTTCCTTGATTTCAAACAGGCCCAATTCCATCGATCGCTGTGTGGGCATGTTGTAATCCGTGCCTTCTCTGCGGATCAGATATCCGTTGTTCCGCATCCAGTCAAAGAGTCGGTTCTGCCCAGTGTCCACCCCATTCTGCTTGAGGAGCTTTGCCAGCTCTCCAACCAGTATGGATGTATTGGAGGCAGCCACGGAATCCGCAAACAGCACCTTCGGCCGGTTGGCCTCTCTCTCCGCCTCCAAAACTTTTCGCTTCTCCCGCTCCTCCTTTAGAGCAGAAAACGCCTGGATTGCGAGGTCAGGATTTTCGATCAACTGGTCAACCGCATATAGGCCATGTCTGCGGATGCTTGGCAGCACCTCCGCCGTGACCCACCGGCGGAACTTCTTCGCCCCCGGTAGTTTACTGGACAGCACCAGAGAGTACAGGCCGCTCTCGTTGATGATATACATTTCTCGGCTCTGACCTGAGTCGGCGAAACGCCGGGTCAGCTTATCCTCCGGGTCAACATGCCTCTTTAGTGCGTCGGACGTGTCGCTGTACCCCAGCGCCTGAGCCACGTCTTTACCCACCAGCCAGGGCTCTCCGCCTACTTCAACCGTCCGGATCGCCCCAAATTCAGGGTTTTCAAAGAGCTTCATTTCGTTCATGTGAGAGGTCTCCTTTCGATTTGATTGGAGAGGCGGCGGGGGAATATCCCGCCATGCGTTTCCTCTCATTGGTGCCTCCCCCGTCTCCTGCAACTGCGGGGCGGCATATTTGAGCGGGTGAGGATTTGCACCTCACATGAGTGGATTGCTGTCTAACGCCCGTCGCGCATTACTGCGGCCTGCAAACCCGAGGGACGATACCCATACCGCGAGCAGGATAATAGGTGCCACTCTACCCGTCACCATAGCGTCTACCTTATTCCGCCACCGCTCAATGTTTTCAGACCGACCAACATCTTTTCACCAGCCACCGCCAGCCCTTCACCCTGAATGGGGTGGTTTTCAGCCGTGCGGCATATTGCACACAGTAGGGGCAGCGGCTGCACCGCCGCCGCCCCATCCGTGTGAAGAAGGAAAAGGGGATGGAAAGAGAATGGGAGCGCAGGGGCATACGCCCCCACACTCCCATTTTAAAGTAAGATTTCTCTATTTTTCCCCTTTAAAGGGGAATTTTCAAAATTTTATCTAAAGTCTACTCGCCCCGCTAAATAGTCAAGGCTTACTTCAAAAAAGTCTGCAATCGCAACCATAGATTCAAGATCCGGTTCTGCTTCTCCCCGTTCATACCTCCGTATTGCGTCGCTATGTAACCCGCATCGTTGGGACAAGATATACCGTTTTATTTTTTTCCCTTCCCGTAACTTCCGAAGCCTGTCCCCACGGAATGAGTTCAAGGGCTATCCCTCCTTCGGCGGTTCAGGGAGGGGTATCCAGTGGGTGATTTTACCCGCACGGGGCCCAATATCCGTCATCCATTCACCCCACAAAATCCAACCTACAGATGTTCCAACGCGCTCACAACGCACGATAACTCTCTGCTTTTCCTCCGGCAACCTCTCCTTGACGCTAATCCACTCACTCATTCTGTCCGCCCTCCTCCGCCTTGAAGCAGACCACCCGCACCACATCATAGACCTGTATCTCTTTGCTCTTGAATGGGAACTGTTTGCAGTGCGGGCAGGTTATCGTTTCGAGCATTTCTTCTTCTGACAGGTCATAGCCTGTCCAATTCTGCGTAGTTTCGATGTAGGCGGCGTTGTGTTCACATTCAATGATAGACTGTTCGATGTCGGTGTCGCTCCCATCATAGAGGAAAGTATCAACCAACAGATGCCCGATTTCCTTTCCGCATTTCTCGCACTTCATTGTCCGCCCTCCCCGTCGTGGATGGATCCGATGATTTTCAGGTACTTTTCGATGGCTTCGTTTAGGTTGGCCTCCTTGTCACGTTCGATGCAAAACCGAATATATTCCTCGATAAACTTCATGTCATTTTCGGCACCCTTGATTTTTCCCTTCCAGCCACAGGAGGGGCAGTAGAAGATATCTCCGCGTCCTCCATTTCCGCAGTTTCTGCCGCAGTTAGGGCACTCTGCATCAGCAAACATCAGATTAGCCATGGTCGGCCTCCTTTCGCTGGCCGTAGGAGCAGAAATCATCCGGGCCAAAGTTAAGGCTAAACGACGCTCCTCCCTTATGGTCTGTTGCAACATCATCACTCTCACATTCCATGGTATAGTGATTGAACCACTTACAATCTCTGCACCTGACCACAGGCACGGCGTCGATGGTGGGCAGGCTATCAAACATCCGCTGCATGACGGCTCCAGTCACCCCATCACCACCAAAGCACTCTCGTGCATTATCCGCATCAACTAGTCTCATGATCGGCCTCCTCGTCCATGAGAGCGCCGCACGAAGGGCAAAACATAAATTTACTTGGCTCAATGCCCCAGTTGTTATTTTCGTCTTGATGGAATAAAGAAACCCCACAGTTTGTACAGCATACCCCAGAACCATAATCTGACCAGAAAGCGTGCCGCACCTCCGCAACGTCGGCGGCGGGGAGCCCCTCAAAGTCCGAAACAACAGAGGCACATGATTCGTCTGCGAAAAGCCATAGCAGATTGATAGCATCCGCCTTCTCGATGTACTCCTTCATTCCTCCGCCTCCCACTGTTTCTTCATGTCTTCGTATAACTCTTCCATCTTTCGATTCCACCCCTTGAGCTTCCACAGGACAAGCAGGCCAAGCGCCATCCACTCCACAGCAGCTATGATCGTCAGGATATCAGCCATCCTGCTCCCTCCGTAGTGCGGCCTCGGCAGCGTTGCGGGTTAAATAGACCTCAATTTCTTTTGTTCTGGCGTGCCGTTTCTGGCAGATATCGCAATAAAAGCTATCCACGATGTACGCTTTTATTTTTCCGTCTTTGTCCGTCTGGGCCAGTTCGCGGAGGCGGTCAGGCGTTATGCCAAGGGCTTGCCCAGCCAACTTCAAAATAGTATCCTCACTAAATGTTTGTTTGAAGTCCTCCGGCTCCAAGCCAGTCTCCTCATAGGCGGCGAGGCGGTCTGCGACTTCTCCGCTGTACTCTGTGTCGCCAATTTTGAGCCGCCATTTCCCGCCGTCAAAGTATGTCAGCCGCTTCATGTCAGCCCTCCTTCTGGCCGCGCCATTTCGGCTTGCAATCAATCCCCGACCCCAGTTTACAATCCAATCGGACATACGGCCTTTTGTGTACCTCAACGGCATTGGCACAAATCTGGCAACCTTCTCCGCTGTACCACATCAGTGCCTCCATGTCGCCGACCGCCGCATCCCTCTCCTGTTTCACCTGCTCCAGCTCCTCGTATACGGCAGTAATCCCCACGTCCCCGCCGTACATATCCCACTGTATGCGCAAGTCGTCTAGCTCGGCCAGCAGCTTCTCATTTTCGGCCTGGAGCGTGGAGATGGCGTCAGCTGCCTCCATGCACAAGTCCATGATTTCCAGTGTCGCCTTATCAGCATATAGGCTGTCGGTGCGCAACCGCTCAATCAGCTTCTCAATGTCCATCAGATTTCCTCCTCCGGCGGCCCATCCCAGGCCGTCCAGTACCTATTATACAACTCCATTGCAAACGGCTTGATGTGCTTGCAGTACAGATATCCATCCCTGCACCCTTCTGCAATCTCCAGGCCGCCCCATTGGAGCTGGGCTATCCCTGTTCCCTCAATGTAGATTGCGGTCTCCTGGGTGATGGATTCCAGCTCTGCGCGGGTGTATTGGTGTCTCATGGCGATACCTCCGGTGGGCGGTGCTTATACAACAGCAGGTTTTGTACTCCCTCCGTAGTATCCGCACAATGGGCCGGGTATCTGGCAGCCACTCCACCAATGTCATACAGCGCCTCAGTGTGCCCGATATACGTTTTGTCTTCGTTGTAGAGTGCCCAAACAATTTCCAGATACCACCCGACCTGATAGGCGGGTTCACATTGCTTCGGGTTTACATTGTGGCTTCCGTACAGGATAGCGTACATAAAAAATTTGTCAGCAGCCACGGTGTCACCTGCATACAGAGGTGCGCCATACTTATCGACCAGTCCAAGCGTCAGCGGCTCGTTCGGCTGGGCAGCTTCCGCCAGATTTTCCATTTCCGCAAATTTCTTTGAGTAGTCTGGTTTTTCCAGCGTATACCCAGCAGCAAAAATTTCCAGTAGTTGCTCCGCTGTAAAACCTGTTACGATCTGGAGCTTTGTGTACAGCTCGTCAAGCTCTCTCACTCGATTCACCCACTCGTTCGGCGGGGTGAGGGTGGGCATATGCTCAACGCAGTACATTACCCGTCCCATCAATGCCTTTTGTGCATCGGATTTTGCCAGTTTATTTGCAATATTTGCAATCTCCAGTTCGAGCAACTCTCCATCAATCGCCCTTGCCATCGTTCAGCGCCTCCAATCTCTCCATCACCATCTCCACGGCCTCGTCCGTCATGGCTTTCCCACATTTCCGACAAAACGGATGGTTGCCGTTATATGTATATTCTCCAAAGTCTTCCCGGAAAGCATGATAATCAAAACAATGCGAACAAACATATTTCACAACGCCCTCTTGCGCATCCTCACACCGAATCCAGTGCGCCCTCCACGCCTTCTCCACCTGCTCCCGGCTGACGGGGCGGAGGGCGGAAAGGGCGAGGTTAAGAGCTGCAATTCGTCTTTCTGCATTTTTAACTCCATCAGCCATTTGGTGTGACACCAAAAACGTGCTTGGGTTATCTCTCATAACCTCATTCTGTCGCTTGCTTTCCGCCAAAATGTCAATCGCTTCTTCCCGCGTCACGGCTGGGCCTCCAATCTCTGCAATTCCTCCGCGCTCAGAATCGGCGCGCGGGTGTTCCAGGCCAGGCGGGCTTGCGCCTGTGCCTCCTCAATTCGCTGTTTCGCCGCCTCAAAATATCCGGGGTCTAATTCTATGCCAATAAACTTCCGCCCCGTGTTGACACAGGCAACGCCGGTGGATCCACTTCCCATAAACATATCCATAACAGTTCCGCCATCAGGAGCAATAGCCATTAAATGCTCCAACAACTCGATAGGTTTTTCAGTCGCGTGTATCCGTCTAGATGTTGCTTTCGGATTACAAACAAAATATCCTTTGTAGTTTCCACCCTCATTTGGAATATGTCCATTTGATGCCCAAACACAATATTCGGCGTTTTGCGTAAACCGCCCTTTTTGTGGTCTCGCTGCGGTTTTAATCCATGGAATAACCCCCCGGTACACAAGCCCGCCGCACTGCACGGCGTCAATAGTCGCTGCCAACTGCCTCCAATCGGTAAAGATGACTGCGATGCCGCCTGGGCGCATCTTTTTTTTCGCAGCAGAAACCCAAAATGTTTCCCAAAGCGTAAAACTGCGTTGGTCTCGATTATCCCCCGCAAAATCAGGCTTGATATCTTTTGTGTCTGTGCTTTGATATTTTTTACTTGATCCGTTCGCTCTATCAGAGCGATACATTCCGCCGCTGGAATACGGAGGGTCAGTCAGCACCATATCCACGCTACCGTCCGGGATGTCTTGCAGTAGTTCCAGGCAATCTCCCTGCATCAGCACCACCCCCGCATCCGTCAGCCTCTTGGCCGCCTCTTGATTGCCAAGCAGGGCTAATTTAATATCATCCATCACATAT